AGAGTAGTGTCCATTCTTTCTTTTTTATCCTTTCTGTCTTTCATTGAATTCTTTTCTGTACGCTCTAGTCTGAAGGTTCTTGACTATTTTCTTGCGAATATACTTCGGAATGTTATTAGGACAGTTTTGCTTATTACTTAGCAATAATCTATCGAGTCGATATAAAGCTCGATTAACTTCATCCTTTCCAAACTCATCTACAAGTTTATCATATTCTTCCTGAAGTATCTCAAACTTAAATCCGAATACTCTTTTAGGTAAACCTAATTCTATTCTAGTTTTAGATAGTTCTAATATAAATCTACTTAATAAAAGATTATTTGTTCTTATTAGAACTTGAATATCTTTTAGCTCTTGGTATAAATCTATATCTTGTACCATCTAATTTACCATCCGTCTTAACTAATTCATAATCTAACTTAATCATATAAGGTAGAAAATCTAAATCTATTTGCCGTTTATTATCTTTCATAGTAATATATCCTATGTTCAAGATAAGTGCCTTTAAAGAAAAGGGGCGAAGGGTCGAACTCCGCCCTAATTATTAATTTATAAGAGAGCAAAATATTATTATTTACTTCTATTAATGACTAGTGTAGAAGTCCATCCACCTAGATAATCTTTAACAGAGTCTAAATCATCTGCGAATTCTGCACGGAGTTCATCAAATGCTTGTTTAAACATTTTAGCATCTATAGGTTTTTTGCTTGAAGCTTCTGTTGTTTTACTATAACTTTTTTTAGCTGTAGTTGAAGTCGTATCTTTTTTAGCATATCCCGATTTATGTTTATCGAAACATTCTTTACATCTAACTTTGTCAGGGTTTTTCTTAGCCCACCCTGCAAGTCCGCCTTCATATTCGACTTCTTTTCCACAATCAATACAAGTAAATTTTTCTGTGTCTGCCATAATTTCATTTATCCTTTCTTTTTAATTGCTTTAAAATAAAGGGATGAGCTAGCGGGAATACTCCCTGACTCTTATGAGTAATATCATCCCTGTTGATTTTGTTAGTAGACTTACGTTTAAAAACTGCGTCCTAACAAATTGCCTTTAATCTTCATTCTTAGTATAAACTATTTTGATTAATTTGTCAAGAGGTTTGTTAAGAATTTTTACAATCCTATTGTTATCCCAACATTACCAGCCCAGCTAGTATCACCGCCGTATGCGGCTCCTGCGTTCAACATTACCCTTTCATTGAGGTAGTGAAACAACCCTATAGCTCCTGCCACATTATCCGAATACATACCAGTTCCCACCGCTACTTGGGTTTTCCCTTGATATCTAGGGTTAGGGTGCAATGCTGTTAATGCCGTTACAGTAGCAAGTCCTTGCTCCATTCGCCTTTCTACATTATTAATCTTATGACCCAATGAATTGACTTGCCCTTGCATGCTATTAACTTGGTTTTGCGTACTAGTTACTTGCGCTTGTACATTATTAATCGCCATGGTGTTATTCTTTATTTGAGTTTTATTTTGGCTTATTGATTTAGTATTATTGTTCACTTCATTCTTAATATCTGGGATTTCACTTAACGTAGTCTTTTCTTCTGTTGTTAATCCTTGTTCGCCAGTCTTATAATACTTGCCTAGATTGTCCTGAATATAATAACTGCCATCACTTCCTCTTGCAGTACCAGTAATTTTAGTATCATAATCTGTTACGTGGAAGGTGTAAGACTCATAAGAATTAGTACCATTCTTTCCTGAATACCTAACCTGTTGTTCGCTTACTAAATTCTTGGGTGTGTATTGTGTACGAGGTTGTTCCCACATTTCTATCGATTGCAAATCAGTAACTTTAAATTGTTCTTCCCAGCTACTGTTGAGATAATCTGCCCATATTGCGCAATTACCTAACCCTGTTGATAGGAGCAATCCTAATAATATAAAACTAAATCTCTGCATTATTTGTGTCTACATTCCTTTCAAAACTATTGAACACGTCCATATTATAATCTACAACTCTTGACTGTCTAAGTTTCTTAAATTCGTCTCCAGTTGCATAGATAAATTCGTCGTCATGTTTTTCCTCAACGATATCCAATACTCTTATCATATCATCTGCTGTTAATTCTAATTTATAATATAACATATTACTTAGTCGTCTCCTTAACTTCGCCAGGTACTATTTTGTAGGTATTACCACCGTCATTTAATAAGCTAAATCCACGTTTCTTTAAATACTTAGTAGCTTTATCAACTCCAAAGCCATCCAGCATTATGTAGGCGTATCCCTTCTTTTCTATGATTGAAATATTAATTGCATGCTCTACAAGTTTTTCTATAAATTTATCTGCGTTCATCATTTATCCATAAATCCTTTCACTGGTCGTATTATAATTTCAAGTTCATGTCTTATAAAGGCTTCCTCATCCAGTCCCTTTACTGGTACTACTTTATAGCCCAAATAGTCAGCGACATCCTGATACGCAGGAAGGCTATCTAAATTAACAGTCATCTCTACACTGCACTGTTTATGTTTATAGGCGTCCGCTAGCATCATATTAAGTCTTTCGTACTCGGGAGATGCCTCTATATAATTTCTACGAAATTCTTCTGCTGGTATAGGTTTTATCATTTTACGTCCTTTCTAAACTATTGCATTAATGAGCACTGATATAGCTACAATCATGAATACTACGCCTATCATTTCTGCCATTAATACTCCGTCTAAATCATTCATTTTACATCCTCCAATTTTCTGCAATGTCTAAACAATTCTGCTGGACTCGGACAGTCCTTATCCATTAACTTAGTAACCCTGTTAGCATATTGACTACATATTAATCCTTTGCTAACTCCGTCGCTACCGTCTTGCAAGAGAAAATCTACTATAGTATCTTTGCCGTAAGGATAGTGTACATACTTTTCTAAGTCATCGGTATATATCACTGTCGGGTAGAAATAATATTCAGTTTCTTTCTTCTTTTCAGCTTTAAAATAGTCTTTTAATTGCCAACGTCTTACGCCTGACGGTATAGTCTTATTGTTTACGTTAACAATTTCGGTAGTGCTTTCATATATGTAACCACAAAAGACTATCGCAACATGTGAAGGTACCACCTCATAAGCATTTATTCTGGTCTTAGCCTGAATAATTTTGCTTATCATCGATTTGCCGAAACAGAATAGAATACCAACATCAGAATTATTAATTAGTTTGCTTAGCTCGGATATTTTAATGAGTTCTAGTTCACTCATGTTTCCACCTCCGACATTCAGCGTCGCAACACCATGCACAGTCTATTCCGTCGCAGTATTGTTCTTTGTAATCGTCTAACCACTCCTCGGACTCGACTTCGTAAGCTACCTTATCCTCATAAGTTTCACGGTCATCATTAAAATACATATTATTCTAATCCCTCCAATAATTCATTGAGAAGATTGTTACCGTTTCTTATGTGTTTAATAAGACTTGCGATACTTCCTCTAGTTGCGTGTGCATTAGGTATCATCTTATTAACTATCTTAGCCATAGTTTCATTAGCCAATTTCATATCTAACATTATCTTTACGATTTCTATTTGAGAAATATTGTACACGTCCTCAACTTGTTCGTAGATTTTAATTGCAATCTTTTCTTGTATCTCGGGGGTTATTAAATTATCACTTATAGTTTGTCGTCTACTCTTTGTCATCATGGTTAATGCCTCCGCTATGTTGATATATCAGGTTTATTACTTTGTCCGTGCACTCTTTACACAAATCAGGGAAATATGTTGTACCTGAAATATTTATACTAAGAGCTTTAAAGGGTTTTATCATTTCTTTTCCGCATGAGTCGCAAAAACATTTAATCGTCATCTGTTATACCTCCCCTACCATAGCTTTGAGGTTTACTACAGGACATAAAGTCTTATATAAATCGTTATGGTTTAATACTCTCCTAATGGTCGGTACTTGTTTCTTTAATGTTGCTATCAATTCTTTCGCCGATTTTAATTGTTCATCTGTAGGTTTAGTCTTTCTAAAATCTCCAACCAATGCAATACCAATTGACGATGTATTATTGCCAGCGCAATGACTGCCTACATATTTAATCGGACGTGCCTCATCAATAGTTCCGTCAGGTTGGATTAAAAAATGATAACCAATCCCAGCCCAGCCTCTTTTTAAATGGTCGTTGTTAATACCTTCAACGCTTGCACTAGAACTAGCTGTGTGATGTAGAATAATCAAGTAAACTTTACTCAATTTTCTTTCTACCATTTTGTCGTAATTGAAATGTAATTTGTGTTGTACAATTTTCATATTTTATATTCCTTTCTTTTTATTCTATTGCATACCTATTCCTTTTAAACAGTTAATTTGCTTAAATACATATTAATGCTTTCGGCATTTGTAATATTTTCTTCAATAAGTGCTATATCATCATCATTATAGTAGAGATATTTATCCAATACAAAATAGACGTCTGGATTTATACACCGTATCATTTTATTAAAAGCGTCAACATGCTTAATTGCCCCTCGACGTTGTGTTGCTTTAAATGTTCTTATATAATGAGCAACCCCTTCTTCATCTATATAATCTATTTGATAATAATAATGTGCCATGTTTATTATTTTCCTTTCTTTTATTATGCTGTCAATGCCAATAGTTTATTTAACTTGTTTACCTTGCCAACCCAATCAGATATGATTTGTTTTGCAAAGGCTATTTTATTTTCAACTTCCTCGCTGTATTCAAAACTTGCTACGTAATTATACCCCTCTATGCAATAAGGCTCATAATCATATACTACATAATGGTTGTATTTACTTTGCCATTCGCTCCTAAATACTTCGAGTCTCAACTCGTCAACTAGATTACCTAGAAAGTGTATGACTTCTTTTTGATTTGCGTCGCACTGTATTTTGAATAAATGTTTATCATCTACATCCTTTTCTTCTGAAATTACGACCTCAATTTCTTTGTATTCATCTGTCATTTTGCTAGTCCTCCGTTTCTTCATCTTTGTCTATGTCATCTTCATCAATATCTAGACTCTTAAAGTAGCCCATTTCTACTTTGCATTTTAAATAGTTGTATAAAGAATTTTGATTTGCTTGATTATTTTCATATTCATTTATCATCTTGTGTTACGTCCGCCTCTATTAGTTGTGCATCTGAAAATAGTATTTTGCATGCATCATAATCTGATAACGCATCTTCATATGTTGGGAAATACTTATCAAACATTTTATCGTTATTAATTCTCACTATATACATCTATCAATCCTTCCTTTCTTTTGTTATTAGTTCCTTTATTAATCACTTGGTAATAAACTAAATATTACCACCATTGCCGTTACTGCTAATATATGTTCTATCAATTATTTGTCCTCATTATGCTGTCGTATAAGTGTCTGCAACTTCCCATTCAGTTTCGCCTATCTTTTTATGACTAGAATAATCCTTGAACTTAACTTTAACTTGCCATACTCTAGCGTCATTAACTATGACATAAGTACCACAAATACACTGGCTATGATTTGAATATAAGTCATCATATAATCCTTGCAATGTGTCATATTCTCCAAAGGCTATTAATTCTTTTTTGTGTTCTTTTAGGTTCTTTCTAATATAATACAATTTTAACATATTTTATTTTATCCTTTCATTTGTTTCGTTTATCCTGTCATACCCTTTAAAGAAAAGTGCGGGCTTAGATATATTGAGGTTAGGAGTATGAAAGGAGGATTTATGAGGTTATATGTGCATGGTTAACCCGCCCGCTAGGTTATAAAGTTTGTTTATATTAAGTCATTCAGTCTAAACATAGCTTTCAACTTAATACCTTGCAACCAACTTTTGAACTCTTGGCTTACATTTTCTGCACGCTCAATCAATTCAACTTGACTGATAATATCTCTTGCGTCATTTCTTGACATTTTACTAAATACTTTATTTTGTATATGTTGTTTCAATTGTTTTTCTATATCCATTGGGGAATACCTCCATTTTTTGAGCTTTTGTACAATCTGCGCCAATCTAAAAATCGGCGATATACGTTTTTAAAAGAGTAG